TGATCATTCTATGGTCTGTTTTGAATGTGCCATGAGTACTCCCGAAAGAGAAGCAGCAACAGCGGCTAATTTTAAGACACAACTGGAAGGTTGTGGTGACGTTGCCATACTTGATGGTAGTAGTGTTGGTCCGTATCCAGCCAGTAAGGATGAAACATGATTAGACGCTACGGGCTTACCGCCCTCGCCATTTTTATCCTGTTTCTGATTGTGAAACTGGATGAGGCGAACGCAGTACATCGTCAGCCACAATATATCTGTCCCGAGCCGACTTGGGACCAATCCTTGGTGGAAATAACACAAGCTATTGCTATTGAATGTGAGCGAGTAATATGGAAAAGAAAGCTGTAGTCGACTTGGGCACCTGCAAAAAATGCGGCACCAAGCTTATCAGGGGCATTGCTATGGAGCAGACTTACACGGGTGTGCCTGACTTCGCAGGTGACGAGCGCCCTGTGACTGTAAGCCCCGGTGGTAGCGGCAAGCTGATTGCCTGCCTCAAGTGCACCTCCTGTGGCTGGAGCATGAAATGAAGAACAACGGCTTGTTTGTTGCACTTATTATTGCAGCGTTTATTCTCGGCTTGGTGATCGCACCACTTTATGCAAAGTTGTGCTCATGAAAGGGTGGAACGTGTCGATGACAAACGACGATTGGAAATTCATTCTGAAACTGGTGGTCATATTCATGTGCGGCGTGGGTGTAGGCTGGATGAACCCACTTATGGTCATGTGCAAATCAGTAATGTGTAGATAATGGAGGAATAACATGGCTTTTGGCGACGAGATTTATGTCTTCCCGAGCATTGGTGGTGGTGCACCAACGAAGGGTATGTTTCTGGTTGATTACTTTGCAGGGCAGGCTATGATAACGCTGCTGACCAACGGCAACCGGATACACTTGGTGCCTGATGAGGCTTACCGTGTAGCCGTAGGTATGATGGTTGAACGGGCAAGACGGATGATCGACATTACTGGCGGTGGTGGTTTAGACAGCCAGATTGGGTAAAATGATAATCAAGAGCAGCACGGCAGACAAGGAAGAATGGACGGCCTATTACCAGCGGTTCAACATGCCTGTCGGAAAAGCCCATTATAACCACACCAAGGACAGCGACGTCTTCAAGATCAAGCTGATTGCCAAGGTGATGGAAGACAACGGCACCCCGTTTCTGATCGAATTCGCACAGTGCAGGTGGCTCAGCAAGATCGTGCTGTTCAACGCCGCAATGCACCATGTCGAAGGCTCGATCGATGTGCCCCTCACGCTGGTCAATCCATACGGTGTCCCGCTGCTCGAATACACGACAGGTTACGTCATGGACGAACTGCTGGATTCCCCTGTTTATATCGGCAAATACCACGAGGTAGAATCATATTCCTACGACGTCGCGTCCGCGATCGTCAGCCAGCTAAATGGGTGGGTAAAATGAGTGACCATCAACTTGTACTTATCAAGGCCATGATCGCAATTTTGATATATGCCTTTTTGATTGTCGTCTTGATTCGCAAGGACGAAGCCTTATATAGATGGGTAAGAACGGACGTGGCACGACGAGTGACAGACCTGCTTATCTTGGTCGCCTTGGTCGTCGCCGCGATACTGCTAGGTGACACAATAATCGATGCCGCGAAACTGCTCTTTGTGCCACGAAAATGACCCCCTGTGGTCATTGCATAGGAGCAGCCAGCACTAAAAACAAAGGAGATTTAAATGACTTTCGCAGAACGTATCAGAAGCATGAATGTGATGTACAGACTACCTGTAAACGACCTGCCGCTGGTGCCCAAGACGGCACTGCACGACCTGCGTAATCTCAAGAAAACACTGCTGAATGAGGTTATGGAAATCAACGAGATCATAGACCGCGCACAAAGTGTGCAGCATGAGCACGTCGCGATCGATGTGGAAGCCCTGCAACTACAGATTCTGACTGACCTTGCTGACATGCTCGGCAAGCTGACGGTAACGTGTCGATCAGAAGCCATGCGATATGGCATACCACTTGAACCTGTGCTCGACATAGTCATGGACAGCAACGTATCGAACCTTGACGAGAACCACAATCCCCTCTACAACACAGAAGGAAAGCCCGTGCCGGCACCGACATACTGGTCGCCGCACGAGAAAATATCCGAGCTGTTAGTCACCCGTTTAACAACAAACTGAAAGGAAAAAAAATGAGTAGATTCATCGTTGATTTTGGCTTGGCAATCGCGGTCGTAGATACCGCCAACGCCTCCCTAGTAATTCAATCCCCCGCATACCAGAACGGCGAGCAATCCTTCGCCGCTTCGAGCACTGCACTGCAAGGCGAGGAATCCCTGATCAAGCTGCGTAACGCACTGAATTCTGCCTACCCTCAAGAAGTTAAACAGGCTGCACCAGCTCCACGCAGCCGACCATCGCGCGCGTTGAACGGTGGTGCGCCAGCTCGTTTGGCAGGTAACGGTAACGGTACTGCGGAGATTCCCCAGCAATAACCACAGGGGTGTTTTAAGGTAGCGTCAAATCGGGGGAAACCCCGATTTGCTTTTAAGGGGGAAACCATGCTGCGATACTGGGTTGCACTGGCAATGATAGCCATTATTTTCATAGCAATAGCCCTGTGGCTATTGACGATAAACGCGGCTTTTTACTACATGTGCCCGCTTAGCCATTAAGGAGAATTATGCTCAAATACTACTTGGCACTGATTGCAATAATCGGTGCTTTTTGTTTTGCAATACTGATGGGTTTCAACCTGTACCTTTTGTCAGCAGGACTGATACTGGCGATGGGAGGTTTGATCTACACGTCTTACAGATACGAGAAAATGCTCACGGAGTTAAGCGAACAGCGTAAGCATAGTCAAAGGCTAGATAGAGAATCATTGCGATGAATATCAGCCACAGCAACCACTCAATAATGTCCCTGATCATTATTTCTTTTTAACTTTTGCCGGCAGCTCTTTGAAGTTTGTCGTTGCGTGAATGAATTCCTTGGCAGTTTTCGATGGAATACCCTTCTCCTTGGCAAGCTTCGGGTTGTTGGCTGCCGCAGCCATTAACTTGAATTGCGCTTTGCTCCTTGCTGGCATGGTGCCTCCTATCTGATCAAACGTCTGGTTGTATAGTGGATGAGTACGCCGCTGAACCTGACCGGCGAGAAGTGGTCACCGCTGCCCTGAATGTATATGGATATATTCTCGGCATCACCACCCAGCTCAAACTGCACAGGAATCAATGACACGCCATCGTACACGGCGCCACTGTCCCAAAATATACCACTATCCCACAGCACGGGTGACAGGGAAACGATACCGGGCTGTGCCGGGAACTGGTTCATCTCTGTCGTCGAGTAGGCAAGATCGAATCCTAGTGCAAATTCTGAATATCCCAAGCCGGATGCCTCGATTACCGCGTTTCGGTACGACTTTATGACCCTCGGGCTTTTTGAGTTCGTGAAGGCCAAGCTCATGTGGAAATCTATCGGCAAGCCATCGAAGCTGGTGCCCACGTCCTGTCGATAGACGAAGCCGTTATTGGACCCGAAGTACATTTCCTCCTCGCCAACAAGGTTCTCCAGCGAGCATACGCAGGACAGGATATCGGGGTACAGGACAGGCAGTATGCCTATCATCTGCCCGTTATCAGTCGTGGCGTATAGCCCCGAGCCGTCGTTAAAATACAGACGATACTGGTTCTTGTCACGGCATACCGATGAGGCCACGCTTCTGGAGCGTCTTAACACAAGGAACGATTGGATGAGCTTGCTCAGGACCGCGTCGGCAAAGTTACCATAATTCTGTGACGTTTCAAGGTTGGTCAGGCCGCGATCGTCCAGCATGATCGTCTTGCTCACCTGCTGGATTGTGTACGGTACCGCACCTATCTCAATTTTGAACGAGACAAGGTTCCAGCTGGTTGATGCCGCGCCGTACAGAATCTTGATGCTGTTGCGGCTGAAGATCGCCAAGGCGGAAGTTGTCTCACCACCCGGTTGCGGCATGAAGCCGGTCACGTCATCGCTCATTGCAAGTTCTGCGGCACCCGTAATGACTGTCCACGTCAACGGGGTACCGATGCCAGAGTGCTGTACCGAGCTGCCGTAG